AGATATGAACGTAATAGATAGAGTGAAGGAACAATTTGAATCTTTAGGCATTAAAAAGATTGAGGTAGCTGAGTGGGGCGAGGAAGGCAAACCTTTAATAATATACTGCTCACCATTTACATTAGGAGAGAAAAGAAACCTATTTAAAGGTGCTAAGAATGATGATCTAGGAGTATTAGTAGATGCAATCGTTTTAAAAGCTAGAGATGCTGATGGAAATAAAATATTTAAGCTAGATGACAAACTAACATTATTGAATAATGCTGATGCAAATGTTATAGCTAGAGTAGCAACAGAAATGTTAGCTGGTGTTTCTTACGAGGAAGCTGAAAAAAAGTAAGAACTGATACTGAACTGTTTTCCATTTTAAGTTTGTGTCAGGAATTAAATAAATCAATGGAAGAAGTTTTGTGTTTTACACAAGATGAATTTTATTATTGGATAGCTTACTTTAAAGTAAAGGCAGAACGTGAGAAACTAAATTATGGCAGATCAGCAACTAAATATAAAACTTAATGCTATTGATAATACTTCAAAAGCTTTTACAGGTGTTAAGGGTTCAATATTAAGTTTAAGAAACGCATTAATAGGTTTAGGAATAGGTGCAGTAATAAAACCAATAATAGATATTACAAAAGAGTTTGAAACTTTAAGAACAACTTTAAGATTTGTAACTGGTTCAGTTGAAGGTGGTCAAAGAGCATTTGGCTTACTAAGAAATTTATCTAAACAAACTCAATTTTCTACAAAAGAATTAGCCGATACATTTATTACATTACAAAATTCAGGAATAGAACCAACAGACGAATTACTTAAAACATTTATAGATACTGCTTCTGCTACTGCAAACTCATTAGATACATTAAATGATTTAACTAGATTATTTGCTAAAGGTGCTACTGGTGCTGGTATTGGTTCACAATCTTTATCTCAATTAGCTTCTAAAGGTATTCCTGTATTTCAAATATTAGAAAAAGAATTAGGATTAACAAGATCACAACTTAATAAATTTGCTGATGATGCTGAAGGTTCAGCAGTTATATTAGATGCTTTAGAAAAAGGTTTAGCAAAAACATTTGGTGGTGCTTCATCACAAAGAGCAGAAGATTTAGCAATAGTATTTAAAAATCTATTTGAAAATTTAAAAGATGTTGCTGACTTAGTTGCAACTGATGGTGGATTTAGCACTTCATTTAAAGAACTATTAAAAAGCTTTGGTGAACTTCTTAAAACATTAGAACCAGTTATTGCTATACTTGGAAAACTATTAAATTTTGTAACTGAGTTAGCTAATGTTGGACTTGTATTATTAAATAATTCATTAAAATTAGTTCTTGGCACTTTAAACAAAGTAGTTAAAGGATTAGGAGATGTTGTAGGTTATGGTTCTGGTCTTTCAAAAACAGTTGGTTTAGATGAAGATAGAACAGTTGCACCACCAGAAATAACTAAAGCTAAAATAGAAGATAAATCATTTATTGGTTTATTAGAGGGTAAATTAAAAGGAGAAATTGCTTTAGCCGATTTAGCATTTAAAAACTTAAATAAAACACTTGCTGAAGGTGTAGTAATAGGTGTTAAAAATATTTCAGTAGGAATAGCAGAATCTATTGTCTTGGGAAAAAAATTAACAGATACATTTAGAGAATTAACACAAAAAGTTTTAGTTAAAATTTTATCACAATTAATAGAAGAACAATTAATTAGAATAGCATTACTAGCTTTAGATCAATTAAAACTTGCAATATCTAAACAACAAACAGCAGAAATTGCAAAACAAAATGTTTTATTATCACAACAACAATCTATGGGTGGTGGTGGGGGTGGTGGATTCCTAAGTACAATAGCAAGAATAGGTTTTAATGCTTTTGCTGGTGGTGGAAGTGTACCATTAGATGCACCTAATTTTTATAATCCAGTAATGGAAGCAGAAGGTGGTTCTGTAAGAGGTGGTATGCCTATAACAGTTGGAGAACGTGGTAGAGAATTATTTGTGCCTTCAACAAGTGGAACTATTGTACCTAATCACGATATGACAAATATGGGAACTAATATAACATTTAATATTCAAGCAAATGATGTTAGAGGTATTAAAGAATTATTAATTGATAATAGAGCAACCATAATTAACTTAGTTAATCAGGGTGCTAATCAAAAAGGAAAGTCTAACGTAGTATGAGTGGCACATTCCCATCAAGTCCAGCACCAAGAGATGTAGCTATTAGTTCTAATCAAAACACTATTGTAACTACAACTGCTTCTGGCAGACGACAAGCAAGACAAATTGATGGACAGAAATTTAGATTAAGACTTAGATTCCCAGTTATGACTAGAGCAGAATTTGCACCTATTAATGCTTTCATAATTAAACAAAGATCACAATTAGAGTCTTTTCAATATGTGCCACCAACAATATCAGCACCTTTAGGAGTAGCTACTGGAACAATTAGTGTTAATGGTGCGATTAGTGCAGGAGTTACTTCTGTTGCAATAGATGGAATGGCAAATAATACAACTGGAGTATTTAAAGCTGGAGATTATTTTAGATTTACTGGTCAAAACAAAGTTTACATGGTTGTAGCTGATGTTAATTCAAATGGTTCTGGTGCAGGAACATTAACCTTTGAACCACCATTAAGATCAAATGTAGCTGACAACAATATATTAATTTATTCTAATGTAGATTTTACAGTTGGACTTACAGGAGATATTCAAGAATTTACTATCGGTACAGAAAACTATTTCCAATACGAAGTTGATTTAATAGAGGTACTGTAATGACAAGATCATTAACTGCTGGAGTTATAGCCGAGATAGCAACTAATAAACTCAATCCAGTAGAACTTGTTTATCTAGGAATTAGCACAGGAACTTATTACACAGATCATTATAAAGATTTAATCTTTGATGGAAACACTTACACAGCTTCATCATTATTCTTAGGAAGTTCAGAAGTACAAGAAAACGCAGACGTTGCAGTAAATACATTATCACTTAAATTTTCAGGTGCAGATACAACAATCATTTCTTTATTGCTTAACAACAACTACATGAACAAACCTGCAAAAGTTTATAGAGGTTTTTTAAATGATAGTCAGGCATTAATAGCTGACCCATTTCTTTTGTTTGATGGAAGAATATCTAGCTTTACTTTAGAAGAAAATGAAACAACTTCATCTGTTAATATTATTATATCTTCTCATTGGGCAGATTTTGAAAAGACTTCAGGAAGAAGAACTGCTGAAAACTCACAAAAGATATATTTTCCTAATGACAAAGGTATGGAGTTTGCAAGTAAGACAGCACAAAGAATTAAGTGGGGTTCAGCATAATGAATGACTTGTATAGAACAATTCATTTATTTAGACAATTTCCTAAGTACGATAAATTATCTTATGAATTTTTAGTTAAGATGGTTACACCATCAATTAACTTAGACCAATATCAAATACACAGAATAGGCAATCAAGATATTGGATTTACTAACTGGGCATATCTAAGTGATAATGTTGAACAAAGATTTGTTTTAACTGGAAAGCTAAAAGACAATGAATGGAATTGTGGAGACAATATTTGGGTTATGAATGTATTAGCAAAAAGTAATTGTTTACAAATTATGAAATGGGTTAAAAATTATTTTAAAGAAAAAATTGAAGTTAATGAATCTGTTAAATGGGTAAGGCAAGATAATAACTTTCATATTTATAGAAAAGCAGAAAAGTTTAAAAGGGAGTTTCACGTTTAATGGCTAAAGGTGCAATAGTATCAGCAATCATTCAGTTCGTTATAACAACTGCGATAAGTTATATTATATCGCCTAAACCAAAAGCACCTAGACAATCATCACAAGACGAAGCAAAAGGAACATTAGTAAATAAAGATTCTAACAACAATCCTATTCCTATTGTTTATGGTAAAAGACAAGTTGGATTAACTAGAGTATTTGTTGAAAGTTCTGGTGCTGATAATCAATATCTTTATGTTGCTGGAGTTCTTTGTGAAGGTGGTGGTGCAGGAATTACTGCAATAGATGAAGTTTACGTTGATGACAAACTAGTTACATTTGATGGTGCATTAACTAATGGAACTATAAGAGGAGTATCTAGTGGAGATGCTAATTATTATA